GAACTAACTTTTGTAGTGACATCCGGCGATACCTCCTCATAGGTAATAAAGGTACGGTCGTCGTAATAAAACTTTTCGTCTAAGTCCGGGTGTGTTGTACCCTCATCAACCATTTTTTTGAAGCTTAATAGCGCATCCTTATCGTTGTCTGCGTCGAGCCTAACAGTATGATATTCACCACTCGATCTAGCCTGGATACGATAGTGCTTCATAGGACAGTATATGACGGAATGAGACAGTCTTGTCAAGCCCTACGTTTCGAGGGATACTTATCAAGATTACATCAGGTTTTACGCGGGTTTTTCGACCTTATTATTTAGATCGGTCGGCCTGATTGACCATTGGTTCCATTTGGCACTAATGGTGGAATTTTTAACACAGGGGTCACAGAACAAACAAATTTAATGTACGTTTGTGTACTATTTACAGTAACATCACCTAAATTTCGCATAATTAATAATGAATCTGCATAACCTGCACGCATACAATCCGACCAGGTATCATATCTGCCTATACGTTGCATAGGTTCAAGGCACTTGCCCCCTATGGCAGAACACACAATCATTGTTAATATTATTTTCATAAATATACATTGTATTCCCTTTATTTCTCCCTGTAAATAATGCTTGACATTATAATGGGATTTATTGTAGTTTCGTGGGATTGGAGGATCTATGTTAAATGAAGACTTTAAAAAAACGTTGGATAACATTAATGAATGTTATGCGGCAGGTGTTAAAGCAGGAAAGCAACAAGCTTTTAAAGAAGCCCAACAAATAGTAAGCAACATTTCTGAGCCGGTTAAACCGCCAGTCACTCCGGTGAACACAAAAAAATTCACCGTGAGTTATGATTCAACTTCGCAGACCATTACCCTAAAAGTAGGGGACGATGTACGGAATGTTCATAACAGCAATGTTCCACATCTTAAATTCGATACTGCTTTAGCTGCAGTGAAGGATCTGTTTGCTGAATGGAATGTAGTGCTGGGGAAAGGGAATGGTAACAAAAATGACTGAGAAATATTTTATGGCAACCATGCATTACGATAAGCCCCACACTGATACATATTTGATAAAGAATGTAAAAGATGAAAAAGAGGCGACTTACATTGCTGAAAATCAAAATGCTGACCCAAAGTATAGTCAAGTATGGAAAGAAGATAGTGGAGATATTGAAAATGAAACGGTGACTGTTAAGGAAGTAGTGTGGGATAGTGACAGGAAGGATTTTGTGAATAAATGAGTAGAAAAATACCAGCTACAAATGAAATAAAAATGTATTATCACTGTGGGATATGTTTAAAACAAAGACCGAAAAACATTTCTCCTTCTGAATGGTGCCGAGTGGAGGTTGGTGCTACGAAACTTGGAATCCAGGTTTGGTGTAAAAGGCATCAAGCAAACATTGTACATGTTGACTTTCAAGGGAAAAAACATCCGGCTAATTTAATGTGTAAAAAAGAAGCTGTATTAAACCAAGAGTACCTACTTGAGAAGGTTCATTAATGAGTAGACAAACAAACGGAACATCCCACTGCAACTGGGTCGCTTTTTCTAAAGCGGTGCACGACACCCTGAAGGAAGTGCCCACGATTGCAGCGGATGGCCTGGAGGTAACCGAGACTGATTTTCGCTGGGAGTACGCAGTTAAGAAATTAGTGGGAATGGTTTTTGAACCTGAGGGAGGAAAGCGGGGCTATCATTTCTTTGACAAAGATGCAGCTCACGATCTTATTCAATCAGAGGTGGCTCGCAGGAAGCGTAATGAAAAAATTGACTAAAAAATTAACCATTGTAGCTGAAAAGATCACTCTTCCTCAATGGAATTCCTTTGTCCTTGAAACCAATCTAATGATAGAGAATTGGGAGGGATTTGGCCCTCAATTTAAAATTCAAACTCCCGACCTCAAAAGAATTATTCAACGGGGAAAGCATAAACCGGGGAGAGGGGAAAAAGTTGGACCAAATCCTTGGGAGGAAAAATGACAGAGCAAGAACAAACAAGAAAGATAAATCATCTAGAAGCATTTGTGGATAACGCTAATAGTTATGCTAATTCTCTAGAAAGAAGAATAGCGGATATAGAAAAACATAATAGAACATTTTTAACTTTGTATATTACAGGTGTGATTCTATTAATATTTACAATAGGGGCATTGATACTGGTGGCACAATGATTAAAGGCGTTCTTATAATGTTGGGGATTTTAGTAATTATATCACCCTTTTTTCGTATTCTAATGCTTGTTTTGATTGTATGCGGACTGTGGGCAATGGTATAAAGATGGGATGGAAATATGATGATAAGCAAGCTGAAAAAATGTTTCTATTACATGAAAGAGAAGGTTTGGCCTACCGAACCATCGGACACCGATTCGGTACCGGTCCAGGACACGCGCGAAGCATCATCAGTCGATACCGTAGATCCCTACCTGGAGAAATTACTAAAACAACGAAAGGAGAAAAATAAAAAAAATGGACACGAATAAATGGAAATCAGTTGCGGTGCGAAAGCCTACCTGGAGCCTGTTGCAGGTCCTGTGTTTTAAAGAATACCGGAACCCTGCTTCTTTTATCGAACTTTTGGTCGATAAAGAAGTAGAAAGACGGGCTAAAGAGAAAGGCATGAAAGCTGTTGAATACCAAACAAAAATCGAAAAGGAGTACGAGAATGGAGAAAAAGGAAACAAAACTAAGCCTCGACGAAAATAAGATATGCTCCAAGTGTAAGGGTAATGGATACCTTCCGCTGGATCCGAGAAAAAAGGACTTGTATAAAAGCGAAGAAAACTTTATATCTTGTCCTATATGCACTCTAGAAGGTGCTAGAACAACGGACAACGGACCAGTATCTAATACTACACTAGGGGCAGCATATCAATGAGTTACCATCATCGATCTTCCAAATTCTGCCCCTGGTTAAACAGGAGCTATGATTACGACATTACCCGAAGAACGACTTTGGAAAGCAGTACTATGGAGAGCTTTTGATGATTGTACTTATCAAGGATACGAACGGACTCTCGTTGTTGCTAAAGACGAAGCCATCAAATGGTTCAAGAAACAAACTCAAGATTTTATCGATGTATGTAATTTCTCTAATTTTGATCCCAGTTATATTTATCGCAACTACCTTAAACTTTGGAAAATAAAAAAAATAAAATATGAATCTCATCAAACAAAATATCTTAAGCAAAGAGAAAAATATTTAAATGATCGAAGGAGACAGCAAGGACTATCCTCTTCTCACTAACGCAGCGGAACGCGTAGCTAAGCTAGAATCAAAACAACCGTTACTTACAGCTGAAATCGGAGTCAGACGAGGACTCGGTAGTAAGCTGATTATGGAGTATATCCGACCAATTTACTCGGGATTACATTTCCATATCGGAATCGATCCTTATGGGGACCTTTGTTATTCTCACAGAGATACAATCCCAAAACCCTTAACTGTGGACTACAGTAATAAGATGCTGAGGGAACACCTTAAAGATTTTGCTGAAATGAAGAGATATAAACTTATGAATATGACAGACACGCAGTTTTTTGAAACATACTTTAATGGAGTTCCCTTCTATGAAGATGGTATAGAATATAAACTCAATACTTATCATCTAGTCCATTTTGATGGGCCTCACATGACCCCTACAGTGGTAGCAGAGACTGTTTTCTTTGCGCAACGATCTGTGGTAGGGTCAATATTTATTTTTGACGACTGGCAGACATACGACTCTCAACTCGTTAAAAATGTAGCTGCATCCTTTGGTTTTGAATTCATTGCCAATGGCGACCGTAAAATGATTATGGAGAGAAAAAAATGATAAAGAAACTAATTCTATTGGGAGGTCTCTCAATGGTGTGTACCAGTTGCTCTCAGTTTGCTCTTTTAAGCAGTGCCGGAGGTGTGGCCCTTAGCCAAAATTCTTATGCAAAATTTTATAATGGAATAGATATTTTAAGCATTGTAAGTACAGAAAAAAGTATAAAAAACCATATTTATGACAAAGGAAAAACCAACCTATACAAACGTGACCTGGAAACCCTTAGACGACCCCGATAAATTTCGGGACATGGATCGATTAGAGGAAGCACAGAGAATTCCTCTGACCGAAGCTCAGGAAAAAATCCAAGAAGAAGAGAACGATCCTACTTTGTTTGACATCCTAAAAAAAAATCCAAAGATGACTTATAATGAAGCAAATAAAGTTCTGGAAGATATAAAATTAAAAAAGGAAACGGGTGCTTGTATAACGGCAGGTATGAAAAGAGATAGGAATGCTACGGATAAAATGAAAAACAAGAAAGAGTTTAAAAAGGAAATTGATTATCACAGATACTGGAAAGACATGTATGAGAAGGAACATAAGCTGGTCGAGCAAATGAAAAAAGATCATCAATACGATAGCTCGGTATATAAAAAAGAATTAGATATGCTGCGAAAAGGTAAATGAAGGCGAGTATGCAGGATCTAGAACAAATGATAGCGACAGTAAAAAAGGATACTAAATGGAGAGATATCCATAAGATTGTGGATGAAGCCTTGCGAAGGCTCAGAGAAGGACAAACACCAGATCCTAAGTTTATGACCAGTGTGGAGGACCTACCTACTTATATTAGACATTGGGAGGAAGCAAAACCTGATGGCTATCAAATACGAATCCTATCAGAAACTGGACTCCGAATTATCAACTGTAGATGGAACAACTACAAACGAAATAATCTCTTGAAAGAGGAAAAAGAAAACGATAAAAAGAAATAAGGTACATATAATGTGTGCTCTTTTCAGGGGGCGGAGCGGGAGACTTAACCGCCCTCTAATATAAGATGGTCATAAGCGAAAAAGATTATTATCAATTAAATTATGACTCGAAAGGAAGATTAAGAAAAGAATTTTTTTACGAAGGTAATAAATGGAAGGAGGAAATAGTGGCTACTAAGAAAAAGAAAAAAGGCAAGAAGAAAAAAGCAACCAAAAAAAGAAAGAAGAAATAATAATGCCAACACACTATAAAGGTAAAAAAGGAGCAGCTCGTACAAAAGCTATGAAAGAACATAAAGCTGCTGCTAAAAAGAAAAAGAAAAGATAATATGAATAAGATAGCTAAAAAACTGAGAAAGCTTAAAGCGCAACTGGACAAACTAGAGGAAAAAGAACACGAGATTCTAGATCAAATAGACGACGCTATTGAGGAACTAGAAGAAAATAATAGCGACGATTAATGTGAAAAGTTTCGTTGAAAGTTTCATTGATGTCGGATCCGGGTTTATTCTAGCGATTTTAATACAAATTTATATCTTCCCTTTTTTTGGGCTCTACCCGACAATTTTGGACAGCATAGGAATCGCTTTGATCTTTACCGGTGTAAGTATTACCCGGTCATGGATTTGGCGCTTGTTTTTTAAAAGAGTTAGTGTATATAAGAGTTAGAAGATTTTCATAATAGCCTCAAAACAATTTGTGAATATCCCACTCAGGCGAGCAATGATTGATAGCTTTTGTTGCTCGCCTGTTGATAATCCGTTCCATGAACGGACCAAGAATACAACTATGACTATTAAGATCGTTCTACTTTTATTAACAGCAGCCTACTGGGGCTGGGCGATCTACTATCTGGAAGCGTTCTAACTTTATAGACCAGGTCTAGTTTCCCCAGATAACTTTTTTCATAGGATTGTCCGATACTGGTTACCTGGGGTATTTATCTAGATGGACCTCTGTTTAGATTCGAGGGGTCTTTCAATATTATAGCAGTATTTCCATATACCATTATAATCCTTGGTTTTTTCAAAGAATCCTACTTCAGTCAGCCGGTTTAGACCCTGCATGACCTGAATGTAAGGAACATTGTAGCCTACCAGCTCATCCATTTTCAGCTTAACGTATCTAGCGCCAAAATTGGCGTATTCGTATTCATTATCAGTCACACACTTACTGAGTGTAATCATGATAGCTAAATGGATAGCGGAGAGGCCGTGCCCTCTGGTGTAGTCTTTTCGTGCCCTGGTTGAGAGTACGAAAAAGAATTTCACTATTTTTTCCATATTTAATACCTCCTTTCGGTTGTTGAGTTAGCTAATAGGGGAACTTTATTGTCGTAAAGTGTCCACTTGTTTAGTATGTCTATAGTGGCACCTATTCATTTTCGGGGGAAACTTGGCTGTCTATATAGATACTCTGAAGTATAACACCTCTCTCAAGTACTTTTACCTCGATAGTACACAGAAACACAGAAAAGTACTAATAACATAACCATACCAACAGTTATTCTTTCATGGTAGTACACAGAAAGTACACAGAATTTCATACTACTATAGGTAAGTCTTTAAATGGACAGGACGGGTTTAACAATACCTAACAGGAAAAAGACTTTTTTACATTTGACACCTAAGCAACGTACGTTTGCGGAGGTCTTTGTCGCCAATTACCCAGACATCACCAAGAAGAAAGCAGCGGAGAAAGCTGGCTATGCTCCCGACACTTGTGAGAAGTGGGGCTCGCTCCTAACTAATTCTGATAAATATCCCCACGTGGTTTCTTATATTGAATCCATGCGTGAGAAGGGCGTTAAGTATTATAAAGATTATCTCCGCCATTTAAAACGTCTAGATAATTTGTCGGATACTGCTGAAGGAAAAGGCCAGATGGCCGCAGCTATCAACGCTGAGTTTAGACTTGGCCAGGCAGCAGGTTTTTATATTGACCGGAAAGAAATTAAAACGCAACATTTATCTGCATTGAGCAAGGAAGATTTAATAAAGGAGATAAGGAGCCTGAATCATGAGCTTGGCGAGAACAAAGTTATCGAGATTTCAGCAGAGGAAGCTAAAGTCGTTGAAGCAGACGATGCAGAGAACAAATAAGTTTTCTGATTTTCTTGCTGTTTTAAATTTCATAAATAATCCCGACATGGTAAGGATGCATGTGGGAGAGGTTATTGTGCATGCTGAAAAGAAGAATTAAAATTGGATATGAGAACTTAGGAATTAAACGTGTTATTTTTAAAGATAAGGGCGCAGATAAGACGCTAGGAGAATATGATTCGGAAGCTAAAAAGATTTACATTAAGAAAACTCTTACGGGTGTTGAGGAAGGTAATACATTCTTACACGAAGTATTGCATGCCGGGTTGGAGATTTCGGGGTTAAGTGCTGATGGTGGTCCACTCAAAAATCAAAAGCAGGAGGAGCTTACAGTTAATGCGTTGACCAATTTATTGACTCAAGTTATTCGTGATAACAAATGGTTCTTACCTTATCTTTTTTCTGCAATTAATGGAGTAGTCAATGCCAAAAGGTCCAGAAGCAAAGCTCTGGCAACAACTCAAAAAAGGTTTAAAAAACTCGCATTTAGTACGAATCGAAAGTCGAGTCGACCCAGGTGTACCAGACGTTAATGGGTGTACTAATGGACAGACATATTGGTTAGAGCTTAAGGTAAGTAAAGGAAACCACATCCGCCTTTCAAAGTATCAAAAGGCTTGGATTTACGAGCGTTCTAAATTTGGAGGTAAAGTTTTTGTGTGTGCCCGAGCCCTCCCTTTGTCGCCCTTAAAGGTTTACGATAGTAGCATAGTCCGCGGTCACGGAACCCCGTTTCCCGTTTTGACGTTACAGCACCCGTATGACTGGTCTAAACTAGAACAGTTGCTGGGCAGCAGCCAGGTCCCTTCTGAAAATCCCGTTTCTCGTTGACAGCCAATGATTCTAGGAGCTTTGTTTATACATCGGTCTCCGGCGCCGGCGGC